GCATTTTAGAAGCCCCCCAACCCCCGAAGGGGGAGCTTAGCAACTTGGGCGAGCAACGGAACTAATAACTTCTTACTAATTACTAATCACTAAAAAAAATGAGTACAACAATAGCAACACAGGACCAACTACAAGAAGTAATTGTTAACGGGTCAGAAATTCTACAAAAAAGTGAATTAAGAGTATCTAAAGCTTTGAGCGTTGGAGAGAAATTAATCAATGAAATCAAAGCCAACGGCATGAGTGCTGAGCTTGACGAAAGAGCCAATAAGTTCTTGGTTAATTGCAGAAATGCAAAATCAGAAATCGAAGCCGAAAGAAAACCAATCACAACTTTTTTCGACACCATAAGAAAACAGTTTACAGAAATTGAGGGGAATTTAGATCCCAAAAAAGCAGACACTTATCCTGCAAAATTACAAGCTCATCGTGATGCTTATGTTAAGAAACTTCGTGAAGAAGAAGAAGCCAAAAAACGTGAGGCACAGGCTAAATTGGACAAAGAAAATGAAGTAATCAATATTAGAACTTCAATCGATGCGCAATTATCGGAATATGTTCAAGCGCATATTTTGGAGCGAAAACAAAAACTTCAATCTTCATTCAATGGTATCACTTTGGACACTTTTGAAGCTAAACAAAAAGCCTTAAAAAATCTTTCCATTACTTATGATCGAGCGCATTTTGATTCCTTTTCTCCTAGTTACAATAGAAAGTATGTGACCCAAGAAGAAGGTATTGAAATTCTAACTGAATTTATCCAATCGAAAGACTTTGACTTAATTAAAGTACTTATTGTGGACGAAATCAATAAGTTCAAATTAGAGCTAGTTGACAAACTTCCTTCACTTAAAACCTCGCTTGAGGAAATGGCAAAGGCGGGAGCTGAAGAACAAAAAAGTTTAGCAGAGGAAAAAGCCAAACGTGAAGCAGCAGCAGAAGCGAAAATGAAAGCCGATGCAGAAGCCAAAGCCAAAGCCGATGCAGAAGAATTGGAACGTAAAAAAATAGCTGAACAAACTAATGCTATGATGGACAACACGGTTCTTATGGATTCGGCAGCTCCTGAAACTAGAGACGGTTTCAAACTTCAAATTCTAAACATCAAAGGAATTGCTGAGATGTTTACATTTTGGTTGCAAAATGAAGGTATCAATTTAGAAATTGAAGAAATCGAAAAGAAATCAATCACTCAAATGAAGGCTTTTTGTGAAAAGGCAGGACATAAATCGGGCAATATTATTGTGAGTGATAATGTGAAGTATGAACCAGTTTATAAAGCCGTTAATCGTAAGTAAGATGAGTTATTTTTTAAATAAGCAAATAGAAGTAATAGAAAATCAATTGATTGAATGGTGCAAAAACACAAAGTACAGCCAAGGTGATTCTTATATTGTCAGAATAACTAGAAAGGGGTTATGGGCGGTTAGTTATTCTAATGATTATCCCATGCAACACGGAAATGGTATGGAGTATATTTTAACTCAAGAAGAGTTTGTGGAAGCAACTAAAAAAACAAAATAATGGATCCTTATTTCGACAGAAACGAAGTCAGTAATTCAGATTTGAGTTGGCTAAAAAGTTACTGGGAACCTCAAATGCATGAGGTGGTAAAACAAAAGGCTTACAAGTTCGGAACGCTACTCGATGCCATAATTACAGAACCATTCAAAGTTGATTTTTTCAAGCTCCAAGTTGACGGAGTTCAATATTCAGAAGAGGATTTTGAGAAAGTGGCACAAATGAAAAAAGCATTTTTCAATCATCCATTGGCTGCCAACATTCTGAAACAATCCGATACTCAAAAGGTAATGATTGAAAGACGAAAATTTCAATATGAAGAGGTAGAATTTGAATTGAATACCCGTTGCAAATGGGATTTGTGGATGCCTGATTTAGGATGGGGCGGTGATCTAAAAACGACCACCGCCACCACTCAAAAGCAATTCGAGGAAGCAGTTCGATATTTCGATTACGATAGACAACGGGCCTGGTATATGGACATTGCAGGAAGTAACCAAGATATATTGATTGCAGTTTCGAAAGTGAATTACAAAGTGTTCACAGTACCCATTCGTAGGGATGATGAACTTTATAAAATTGGAAAACATAAGTATAACGAGCTTGCTTTTAAATGGTGGGCATTATTTGAATAAGAATGAGCAAAAAAAAGAAAAACACCAAAGTGCAACACGTCACTTACAACGTAAAGGAATTTTTAGCAAGTGATAGCATTAGGTCGATGAGTGCGGTTCATACCAAAATATACAAAGATGGTACTGCAATAGTTAGAATTTCGGATTGTCATAATTCCATTAAAATTTGGAACGATTTGAACGACAGAGAAGAAGTTGTTGAAATGGCTGAAAAGGTAACTCAATTGATTAAAGTATTAAGTGATTTTGAAAGTGAAATTATTACACGATTTGGACTTAAAGCTATTGTAAAAAAATGAATAACAACACTATTTCCACTACATCAGAAATCAAAACTGAATTAATCCAAATACAGGATTTTCTTGAAATAGAATTATCTGAGGATATTCAAGAAGCTGTTTTGCGGGGAAGTACTTTGGCAGTCTATATGGCTCGGTCGGGTAAACTTCTTGCAGATGCAAAAATCCACCACGACAGGAAATTGAGAAGCGATATTGTAGAGCAAATCAAAAGTATCAATTCTATGGCACCAAGTGTGGCGGTAAAGTTTACCAATACTTTGGTTGAAAACGAAAGTTACTTAGTCAATTGGGCAACCAGAATCAATGCCAGCTGCACACATCAGCTAGACTGGTGTAGAACATTAATAAGTAAAGCCAAGGCAGAAATGCAAGCTTTTAACGGATAACAATTTAATTTTTAAAACCTATGAGTACTACTATTACAACAGCAAAAATCAAAAACAAATTATTCCTTGCCTACGGGTATTCTCAAAGAATTGAAGGAGTAGAAAACAAAATTACAACCTCATCCGATGCACCTATCCACGATGATTTGCGTAATGCCTTTTTGAGGCTCATTCCTCACTTTGCTTTAATATGTGAAGAAATTACAGAGGACGTGGCAAGAACTGCCATCAAAACAGGATTCATAAAAAATCAGCAAGAAGAAAATCCTTTGAACCGATTTGATGTTATGGGCTTTTCGATTGGAGGTTCAGGAGATTCGGAAGGTGTTACTATTTCGGGCTCAAAATGGCTTGTGAGTGGCAAAGTAGTCAACTTTAATACGCCATTCGTGAAATGGGAGGATGATTATGTTTTCAGCGATGAATTGATTGAAGCGGTTGATATTCTGAAATCCGAAGTATATGAGTATTTGGAAGGTAAACAAGCTCCAAAATTGCAACAGGCTATGACCTTTATGAGTGAGGATGAAGAGGATGAGGAAAAAGAAGCTTTTTCAGATGCTATGTAAATGAAAGCACGGCACAAATACAGAGCGATGTGTGGCAAACTCGATAGTGTAGGGTTTGCCATTTACATCAGCAGAGTTGACAAGAAGTGCTACAACTTCATAGTTAACGGAGAAGTAAAAAAAGTCTATAAACAGCGAAAGAGTTGTAACAGACAAATTGAAAAACTATTTAAAAATTTTAATCAAAATGAGTAAAGAAATCCAAAACATTCCATTAGATACTATCTATCCAAGTCCAACAAATCCAAGAAAACACTTTGATGCTAAAGCATTAGAGGAATTAGCAGAAAGCATTAAAGAACACGGTGTATTGCAACCCATATTAGTGAGAGAGATTATAGATGGTTTTGATTCAAAAGGAAATCAACAATATTCAATCGTATATGGCGAGCGAAGATATAGAGCTTCAAAACTGGCAGGATTGAAAACTATTCCTGCTGAGGTTCGATTTATGGATGACGAAAAGGCTTTTGAAATTCAGATCCTGGAAAACCTACAACGTGAGGACATCAATCCTTTGGACGAAGCCAGAGCTTTTGAAAGTTTAATGAAAAAAGAAGGTCTTGATTGGCTGGCATCCAAAATCAACAAATCCAAAAAATACGTGCTGGATCGGGTGAAGCTATTGGATTTGTGTGACGAAGCAAAACAGGAGTTAGAAATGGGAGTTTTGCCGCTTGGACACGCTGTTTTACTATCAAAAATTGACATTGAAAAACAGGAAAAAGTTATCAAATCAGCTGGTTTATTTAGCGGAGAATCTATGACAGAAGGGACTTCTAAAGTCTATTGCACTAAAACACTTTCTCAACTTAAAAACTATATTGCTGGTACAATGTTATCGTTCGACAGAGTAAACTTCGACCTTGAAGATGCTGAATTATTAGCAGCTGCTGGAAGTTGTCAGGCTTGCCCAAAAAGAACTATCAATCAAAACCTTTTGTTTGGCGACATTACTGATAATGATATGTGTACTGATAGTTTTTGTTTCAATGCAAAAATTCAAAAGCATACAGAAAATCAAATTGAAATTGCAAAAAAAGCTTTTGGCGATGTTCAACTGGCAGAAACTGACAGATGGAGTAGTCAAATTATTTTGCAGGAAACTAAAGAAAAAGTTAAGTACCATGAAAAGAAAAACGATACTTATACCGTTCCTGTTGTCATCACAAAAACCGACAATTATGGTATTCACAATATTGGGAAAATTGTATGGATAGAAGCTCCAAAAGAAGAGGAAGAGGAAGAGGAAAAAGAAGCTAAGCCAACAGGCCCACAACCATGGGAGATTCGTTCAGCCAATGAATTTGATGAATTAACAGTACCAAGATTTAATGAATTGATAGGCGCTTGCGTAGGTACTCCTTTTCGTGCTACTCAAGTTGCTAATGCTTATCTAGTCGAAAGATTTACAGAACTTCGTTTAAGAATCCTATTAATAATTGCTCATATTTTAGGAATTCAAATCTTAGAAAAAACATCCTTTTTTGAAATTTTAGCTTCAAACAAAGACCTAACTAAGGATGAAGATTATTGCAGAAGTTTTGAATTAGCCACTGCAATTGTAAAAAATTGTTCTTTAGAACTCGCTTTAGCGGTTTTGAAAATCGAGGATGTTATAAATTGGGATTTGAACGAAAACGAATCGGTTCCTGAATGGGAATTGACAATTACCAAAATCTATACTATTCTAGGTTTAGAAATACCACAAGTTGAATCTGAAGAAGAGTAGTTATGGAAATAGTAGAATTTTTAAACGAGTTCCATATCACTAGCAGTTTTGGTAGATTCAAAGAGCGGGAGCGGGAAATGATTAAATCCATCAAAACTATTGATGGTGGAAATGCCTACCGTTGGAACAATGACAAAAAGGTGTGGGTTATCCCTATTGGATTCAAAGAACAAGTCTATGCCATGGGTAAAGCTTGTAGATCCTCGCACATTCAAATTAAGGATAATCTACCCGAAAGGGTAGATACTATCCCAGCACTTCCAAAACTGGAGATTACTATTCCACTCAAAAAAGGAGCAATGCGTAATTACCAAGAAGAGGGTGTGGCTAGAGGATTGCAATTGAAAAGATTCATTAATGGCGACCAACCCGGGTTAGGTAAAACACTTCAATCAATTGCAACTGTTTATGGAGGCGAATTGAAAGGCGATGTTACTTTTCCTGTATTGGTAGTTTGCCCATCGGCACTAAAAATTAACTGGAGTAGAGAGTTTGAAATGTGGACCGACAAGAAGGCAATTGTGCTAAATGATGGAATTAAGACTACTTGGCACAGATGGTGGGAGATGGGTATGGCTGATGTATTCATAGTGAATTACGAATCCATGAAAAAGTATTTCGTTACTGATATGCCCGAAAAGAAAAACTTAGTGCACAGTAGTCAAATAATCATGGACCCCCGCGTAAAATTGTTCAAATCAGTAATTATTGACGAAAGCCACCGGATGAAAGATCCCAAATCTATTCAAGCCAAAATTTGCATCAATATTACCAAAGGAAAAGAATACATCATATTACTTACAGGTACTCCAGTAGTGAACAAACCAATTGACTTATTTAGTCAATTGGCTGTAATGTTTAAGTTGGCTCACTTCGGTGGTGCAGATGGATTCAAACAACGCTATTGCGAAGGAGGTCGTGGTGCTTCTAATCTTGCCGAATTGAATTATCTATTGAATATGACTTGTTTCTTTCAAAGAAAAAAAGAGGAAGTATTGAAAGATTTACCAGCCTTGACGCGCCAAACGATTATGTGTTCGATTACCAATAGGGCAGAATTCAATAAGGTTAAAAATGATTTTTCGAACTACCTTAAAAATTCAGACTTGACTGATGCCGAAATCAAAAGGAAAGTAAATGCAGAAGTAATTGTGAAGATTACCATGTTACTACAACTTTCAGCTATTGGCAAAATCGAAGCGGCCCAGGAGTATATCGATGAGGTAGTAGATTCAGGCTTAAAAATCATTATCGGGGTCAAACACCAAATCATTGTAGATATGTTGATGAAGCTATACCCAAAAGCTGTGTGTGTTACTGGAAAGCAAAATGCCATCCAAAAGCAAGTAGCCGTGGACGGATTCCAAACTAATCCTGGAATAAACATCATCATAGTGAATTACAAAGCGGGGGGTGTGGGTATCACGCTTACAGCTGCATCAGAATTGCTGTTATTGGAACTGCCTTGGACAATGGCAGACGTAGAACAATTCGAGGCACGTGCGCACCGTATGGGGCAATCATCGGGTGTTAGGTCAACTTCATTGTTAGGGGAAAATACCCTCGATGAATGGATGTATGATATTATCCAAGAAAAAAAGGTAATTGCAAATGCAGTAACAGGCACGGAGGACGATATTCCTGTAAGTATGATTAATAAGGTCATGGACTTATTCAAGTAATGCAAACCGAGACCTTAGAAGTTGTTTGTGCTGCATCAATTCAAGAGCCAAACACTTGGTACATTTTCAGAATTAACGGGATAGAGGTCAAGATTGTACTGGTTGGAAATCAATTTAAGGCAAGCAAGGAATTGACCGATACAGAGATAGAATATTTACACACAAATTTAAGATAAATGAATTACATAGCTGAAATCAACTCGTTCTATGATTGGCTCGAAACAAACACTATTTCTGATTCTGCGATTAACTTATGGCACGCATTGATGGCTGTAAATAACAAGACAGGATGGAAAACGGAGTTTACTGTAGCCATATCAACCTTGGAGGGTAGAACAAGATTAAGCAAGTCTTCTATAATAAGAGCAAGAAACCAACTCAAACAAGTAGGAAGGATTGATTTTAAGGAGCGAAAAGGAAATCAAAGTTGTATTTATTTAATAACTGCGTTTCACACAGACACGCAAAGTGTAACACAAACCGTTACACAAACCGACACACAAACCGTAACACAAACCGACACCATTACTAAACTAAACAAAACTAAACTAAACAAAACTTCTCTTTTAGAAAAAGAGAGCAAAAGGAAAATTTCATTTTCACCACCCTCTTTGGAAGAAATTCAGAATTACATTTTAGAAAAAGATTTTAAAACTGTAAATGCTGAATCGTTTTTAAATTTTTATGCTTCCAAAAATTGGTACGTCGGAAAAAACAAAATGAAATCTTGGCAGATGGCACTATCAGGCTGGGAAAGTAGAAACAAAGAAAAAACAAATCAAAATCAAAATGCAAATGGAAAACAAGCTCCAAACACAAAGCAAGCCTACGAGTTTAGCGTTGATAGGGTTATCGAGACCTACGCTGGCAATTCTTAGCGAAGATTATCCAAAGGTTAAAAGCATTGAATCAAAACAGGAAATAAACGGATTGCTTAATTTTTTAATCACGATTTTAAACATCAAAGTTTCAAGTGAAGAAGAAAAATTGCAGCTCGATAAGCAAATGGTTTTGATTTTCGATTTGATAAAATCAAAGTTTGGAAGCTTAACTGTTCAGGAAATCAAAGAAGCTTTCAAGATGTTTGTATCAGGAGAGTTTCCAGATTTGAAAGTATTCCGAATGCTCGACTGTATTGTGGTGGCAGATGTGCTAAACGCCTACCGTGAGTTCAGAAATGAAAGTTTGAGGGCCTACGACCAGAAAAAAAAATTATTAATTGAACAACCTCAACCCATGAGCGAAGAAGAAATAAAACAGAATTTCGACAATCTGGTGAAATTGATTTTTGAGGATTTAAAAGCCAATGGATTCAGTTCCGATGCTTGGTTGCTTTATGATTGTTTAGAATGCAATGGACTGATTAAAATTTCAGTAAAAGAGAAAAAAGAACTCTATGTCAAACAGGCGAAAATATATCTATTTGAAGCATCGCAAGAGGCAAATCAAAGGCATTTTCATTCTGCCAAATCAGTCATTCAGGATATTACCAACAAAATTGCAAAAGGAAAAATCATTAGATCCGTTGCTAATCGATGCAAGTCGATTGTGGTATCAGAATTTTTGAAGAATTATTTAAACGATTTTGAAATTTTTAAAACCCAAATCAATGGCTTGGACAGAAAATGATTTAAAAAACCTGAAAGTAAAGGGTTTTATAGTGGAAGATGGTACGAAGTATCAAAAAGACAAAACAAAGCCTGAGAAGCAACAAAAGGCGTCAAAAAAGGTGCGTATTGAGAAAGTTTCGGTTGAGAAAAACACCATCTTTTCCATTTTGGATGCTTTTAAGCTAAAAAATCAAATAGACGATTATGTGGTGGAGTTCAAATTTGACGAAGTGAGAAGGTTCCGTTTTGATTGGGCAATACCCAGTTTGAAGCTAGCAATTGAATACGAAGGGGTGTTCTCCCAAAAGAGCCGTCATACTACCGTGAATGGCTTTTCGGAGGATTGTGTGAAATATAACCTTGCAGTATCGCTTGGCTGGAGAGTACTACGCTACACAGCTATTAATTACTTGGATTTACAAACGGATTTAGAGAAAATATTGAAAAATCAAAACCTCAACAAAATCAAGGGTTAAGTTAACATTGCTCCGACGGTGGAGACAAAAATAAATAAAATGCAAACGTTCTACCTACCAATCTTTTTAAACTGAATTGGGACACTTTTATAATCGGCAGTTTTTGTGCATTTGAAGCCGATTTTTTTTAAATATTAATAGCGATATAAGGAAAAACGAAAATAATTGAAAAATAATTACTTTTTTATTTGGTTTTAATATAACATATATGTTATATTTGTACTCAGATAACATGAAGTTATCACAAACTTTAAAAAGAGGCGGCAACTCGAAAATACGGCGAAAAATTATTATGTGTAAATTAGAATCTATTAAATGGGCAATTGTTAAATCAAACAAAAAGATTTCTAAAACTTTAACTGCAAAACTTTCTAAAATTAGATTTGGCTCAGCGCAAGAAAACACTTTTTCTTTTTATTATTTTAATGATGATGATTTTAAAAATATTATTCAAATATTGAAATCTTACAAAAATCAAAAGTTTGAAATTGTTAAGTTTTTTGACAAACAGTTTGGATTAACTGTAAATTCTTGGATTGGTTTTTCTCCTGAATTTGCTGAAAAAGTTGAGGAATTACCATTATCAAATATTTTCAGTTGGTTCGATAACAATTCGAAAAGAATTTCTATAACGCCTATAACAAAAAAGCAATTTGATAATATCATTAAAATTAACTAAAAAAGCAAAATATTATGAAAAATTATACAATAAGAGATAGAGAAGCCGGAAATGTAATTGATACTTTTACATCTTTAGAGGAAGCAAAAAAAGAGCTTAAAAAATTTGAAGAACAAGACAAGACGGACGGTAGCTACACAGAAGATTTTTACGAAATTATTGAAACAATAGAGTAATGAATGTAAACCAAAAAAACCAAAACGAGCAATGGATGTTGCTCGTTTTGTTTCTTAAAGAAATTGCAGCTCAAAAAGGAATTTCTATTAATGAAATTGCGGAACGTTCCAAGATGGAGCAATCCAGTGTAAGCCGTTTTTTTTCTTTAAAATTCAAACCAACGCTGCCAACTTTTTTAGAAATCGCAAAAGCAATCGGGGTTAATTTTTTCTTTGAAGATAAAGAAAGTAAAACAGATTTGAATATTGCAATGGAGCGAGCAATGGAAGAACTTGGACGTAGAGTCGATAAATTACCAAAGAACTAATATTTCTAAATTCTGAACACAGCTAAAGAAAAGCTAATGTTTTAATAGTCCTTGCACCTTGATAGAAAGAGCGTTTACTTAGCCTTGTAATTAAAAACAAGGTATCAATGACAACTCAAGAAATTTTAAACAGCTCGCTTAACAAAACTCAAAAAGGCTATAAACTTTATGCACTTGGACACACTCGCACAGAGGTGGCAGAATGGCTTACAAATGGCAATTATGGATTTGCTCACAACATTTGGAAAAAATGGTCAGAAAATCAAATTCCCGTAACTCATAACTTGCCATTTGAGTATAACTTCAATCGTTCTTTCGGAATTGAATTAGAAATTTACGGAGCCAGCCGTGAGGATTTAATCAGAGAGATTACAAGAGCTGGTGTAGAGATTGAAGGACAATCTTACAATCACAACACCTCAACAAAATCAAGGGTTAAGTTAACATTGCTCCGACGGTGGAGACAAAAACAAATAAAATGCAAAACGGAAATTTAATGATAATCCTATGTGGAGGAATACTAATGATAGCAGGTGTATTGTTAGAATTTTTTTATAATCCAGAAAGAAAAAAATTAGAAAAAGAATATATCAACCTTTTCAAAAAAGAAGCAAATGCACCTTTTGTTGATGCAAAAAATAATCAAGAGTACATGATTGGATATGCTCAAAGGACTGTTTTAACTAAAAACCAAGATATAAAAGCTACAGACGAAACTTCATTTGTGGAAGATTTGATTAAGTATTACCACATTGAAATCATAGAAAATAATTTGAATTGATTACCTAGTTAGATTATTAATTACGCTAAAACCGCTCTTGTCAAGCGGTTTTTTTTGTAGCTTAAAAAGTTATAAAATAACCAAATTGATTATATTTGCGCAATAATTTGTATATTGTAATGTAATAAAAAATAGACAATTGAATGATAAAAAATGGTAAAATAGTTTGTTGTAGTCAATGTGAGCAAGAAGTTTATAAACCATTGAATATTATTTTAAGAAGTAAAAATCACTTTTGCAGTCCAACTTGTGCAAATGATTTTCAGAAAAGAAATAAAGTATCTTTTGAATGTAAAACTTGTCAAAAAGAATTTCATAAAAGTAAATCGGAATTAACCAAAGCCGAAAGCCGAAATCATAAAATCCAATATTGTAGTATTGATTGTCGAAATAAGGATACTGCTAGAATGACTCAAAAGGCGCAATCAATGAATGAAATTCAATTCAATAAAAAAGGATTGAACAAACTTGAAATTGCAGGGCGTGAATGGTTACAAGCTTTAGGATTTATCCACAATGTAGATTTCTTTGAGCAAATTTTATTATTCGATAAATTCACAGTAGATGTATATTTTCCTAAATACCTTTTCGTGGTTCAGTTTGACGGTTTCTACTGGCACTCAAAACCAAAAAGAGTAAAACTAGATAGTTCGCAAGATGCTTACTTGAATAAGGCAGGTTTGAGAGTTTTTAGAATAACTGATATACAAATGAAGTCAAAAGATTATTCTTTGTTTCAAAGTAAAATGAATGAGTTTCTAACAGCATTTAATCCAGATTTAAATAGAACTCAAATAGTATGGAATTCTCAAATAAAAAATTAAAATGGCAGCTACTAAAAATAACCAATGGTGGAAGTTGAGAGCTAAACATGGTAGGGATAAAATATTTCAAACTCCTGAATTGTTATGGGAATCTTGTACAGGTTATTTTGAAGAGACCGACAAAAGAAAGTGGAATAAAACTGAATATAAATCCAGCGGAAAAGGTTTTAGAAAAATTCAAATCCCCACCGATACCCCTTATACTATAAACGGACTTTGTCTATACCTTGGTATTGATTTAAAAACATGGAACAACTATAGAAATCTTGTAGAGTATAAAGATTTTTTCCCAGTCATTACACAGGTAGAACAAATAATCTATATTCAAAAGTTTGAAGGTGCATCCGTTGGAGCATACAATGCCAATATAATTTCGAGAGAGTTAGGACTTGCAGATAAAACAGTTTTGCAGGGAGATAGGGAGAATCCTTTATTTGATAAAGTACAGATAGAAGTGATAAACACAGGATTCAAAATAGCCAATTCCGAAGACGATATAGATGTATGATGTAGGCCCTTTATTCGATGCTAATTTCAACTGCACCACCAAAATTGCAGTCAATCAGGGAGGAACTTCCTCGGGGAAGACCTATACACTTTTGCAAGTTCTGAACACATTGGCAATTGAAGATCCTGGTTGTATTATTACTGTAGTGGGCCAGGACATTCCCAACCTGAAAAAAGGAGCTATCCGTGATGCACAACACATTGTTTCTAGTTCCCCAGTGCTTCAATCCTTTATAAAATCCTATAATAAATCCGATCGTATTTATGAGTTTCATAATGGGACGATAATTGAGTTCACATCTTATTCAGATGAGCAGGATGCAAAGTCTGGTAAGCGGGATTACTTATTCATGAATGAGGCTAATGGTATTGATTATCTCATCTATTGGCAGCTAGCCATACGAACACGGAAAAAAATTTTTATTGATTACAATCCAACGGCAAAATTTTGGGTGCATGACAAACTAATCGGGCAAAATAATGTAACATTATTCGTTTCAGACCACCGCCACAACCCATTCATTTCGGATGAACTACACCAAGAAATAGAGGCTATTGATGACAAAGAGTTATTCAATGTATATGCCCGTGGAAAGACTGGACAAGTAAGAGGCTTGATTTATCCAAATTACCAACTATGTAGTGGAATTCCCGAATTTGTTGATACTAATTACGGATTGGACTTTGGATTCAACCATAAGATGGCACTGATTGAAGTAGGTAAATGGGACAAACGATTGTACTGGAATGAGGTTATACTTCAAAGTGGTTTGACAATTAGTGGTTTGATATATCTAATGGAAGATATGGGCATAAGCAAAACTAAACTAATCTATGCCGACCATGCTAATCCTGATAAAATTCAAGACTTGCGAGATGCTGGATATAATGTTTTATCAGCCGAAAAGGAGGTAAAAAACGGCATCGATTACGTCAAAGGTCATCAACTTTTCATTACTGATTGGAGCAAAGGATTGATTCGTGAAGCCAATCAATACAAATGGAAGGAAACTAAGGACGGAACTGTATTGGATGAGCCTGTCAAATTCATGGATGACGGTATGGATGCAGCTCGGTACGGAACCTACTCTCATAGGGGGCATTCAGGTGTAGTTGTCTCTAATTCAGATTATGACATATTGGACGACCTATAAAAAAATTTGTCTTAAATATAACCCATTAAGCTATTTTATAACTTATTTAGTTAAATTTGTCTTTTAAATTTTAATCAAAAAAACCTAATTATGGAAGAAAATGGCAACATCAAAGAAGTAATCGCAATACTGGAGGAATCTAAAAAACAAATCAGTGAATTGCTAGAATCTAATCCAACACTACAACTTCGCGTTACATCAACATTTGATAGGCTATCCAACGGACTTAAAGTAGTGATTGGAGAACCGATATCAGACAACACTCAAGAGGGTTTTAAAATGGAAAAATTGGAATCAGTTTTCGGTAGAAAAATCCACGAAAAAAAGGAGTTGAAAGTTCAAAAAACCGATAAAAAAGAGGTGGACTTATTGAGAGAAACAGCTGCAGTTCTATACGACACTTTCCCAGAACAACAAAGCAAAGAGTTGATAGAGAGACTTACAGATATGGAAGTAAGAGCAGTCGCCAAATTAGCAGGATTGCAAGTTACTTCTACTCAACCCGCTAAAATTACCGTAGTATTCATTGAAAAAATCAAAGAAGCTATTGTGAATCAGAAAGAGTTGAAAGCAGCTCAGGAGGCTGAACTGGCTAAATCAGACAAAGAATAATGAAATTCCAATTCCAAAATAAAGAATACAATTTCCCAGCGAGCCTTTCGGATATATCATTAGGGCAAAGAATTGATTTCAACGATTTGTACGGCAAAGAAATGATGGAAAAACAAAACACAATTGATTCTACGGATGAGGTTTATTTGTTAGAAAATCATTTGGAAATGGCTTGTAAATCATTTTCTTTTTTCTCTGGAATTGCTTTGGATGAGGTATTTAAAATACCAATGAATCAGGTTTTAAATGTGTTTGAAAACTGTTTAAAATCCCTTTTAGAACAACAGGGGGAAATGGAATTGACTGTTGAGTTCTTTTGGAATGATGCTATATGGATAATAGAACAGCCAAAACTTAACTATCAATCTGAAATGACGTTCAATGAGTTTTTAACATCAAAGCAAATCGTCAAATCAATGGTTGATTTAGGTAACGGTCAGTGGGAGGTGTTACCTTATTTGTGTGCTATCTTTTTGAAAAAAGAAAACGAAGCTTTTGACGAAGCGTGGTTGTCAGAGGATAATGAACGAATTGAATTAATGAAAAGTTTGCCTTTGGATATTGCCTTGCAGGTAGGTTTTTTTTTGAGCAGTTCAATGAATTTGTTTTTGAAAACTTTTCAGTCTTTGGAAGCGGTTCAGGAGGAAAAGGACCCAATTTAAAAGCCCATTTTGAGAAATGGGGATGGATGAGTTTCTTAACATTCGTTGCCGAAAAAGGAACTATTTTTTATATCAATAATAACAAAAGCAATCTTGAAAATATCAAAGCATCCAAGTTATACGATGTGTTGATTTGGGCAAGCGAACAAAAAGACTACGATGAAACAATAAACAGCTATTACGATAGCTTAAACCCTTAAAAACAACTTTATGAACACAAACAAATTAATGCAGGATTTCGAGACAAAATTTAGAGAAGAACTTCAAAAGGTGGAGTTCCCACAAGACAGTATTGTCGATTCATTTTATGATTACAAAGGAATTGCAATAGCATCTAAATCAATTATGAAATTAGGGTGTGATGTAGATACGTACGAGAAGTTGATCGGAATTACTTCAGGAACTTCAATTGATTTATACACAATTTCATTTGCAATTAATGCAATTGAACAAAGTTCTCCTTTTGATTTGGACTTGCAACCAAATGAGTATTTAGACCTAATTAAACAAACCCGTGTAATGGCTTCAAAATGGAATGAATTGGTAGAACCAATAAAGAAGAGAGTTTCTGACGAATTGCAACCAAAAGGAGCACGACCACCAATGTCTGTGATTCCAAATGGTCGAGGCGACCGTAAAATAGGCAAACGATAATGGTAAAAAAATTCCAAATAATACAAGGATGTGCTACGCTATTAGTTTTCGGACTAATAGCGTTTGGTCTTGGTATCCTGTTTTGTAAATACTGGCTATGTTAAATCCTATTCACATAATAAAAGGCTGGTTTGCCAGTAAGATACACGCTTCTAAACGGGTGGAGGAAATCAGTAAGAAACGCCTTTTGGAATGTGAAAAATGTGTCTATGCTAAGCCTAAAAAATGGCTCAAATTTATCAATGGCGAAGCCAACGAAATTGAAACTTTAGCTTGTGACAAATGCGGATGTCCTGTAGTAGAAAAATCATTAGTCATGGACGAAGTTTGTCCGCTTAATAAATGGAAAGAATGAGAATAATTATAGACTACCTGAAATTGCAACTACTATTTATTAGTTTAAAATTAATGCCATGAATGAGCTTGATATTTATGAATTGTTTAAAAAAATACTATCTCGATCCAAAACAATTGAAGGAAGATTTAGTGTTGCTGTAGGTTATGGTAATGATTTAAACACCAATAATCTAGGAGAAATTGTCAAAGATGCTCTTGGTGGGATTGTAACCAATAAAAAATATCCTTTGGCACTCATGATGCCGCCTTATGAGATTGTTCCGGATAGCACAAAAGGTTGGTCAAGATTTAAAGTTAGATTGTTTTTTTTAACCCTGCAATATTCTAATAACGGTATAAAAAGCCCCAACCAATTCAGTAACACGTCTGAATACACAATACTACAAGACTGGAAGGATATGCGCCAATGTGCTGGGGATTTCAGGAGGTATATAGATGAATATCTTATATGTGAACACCTTTTAAATAAGATTAGAATCCCTGATAATTCTACCGAATCCTACGAACGATTTTCAAATGTGGGCAATGACAAACTGGTAGCGGTTATGATCGCTTTTGATATTGAAATATTTAACCCTTGCGAACTAAAAGACTACTAAATGAGCACAATAAAAGAAATAGCAAAAAAAATACCCGATGAGGTTCGAAGCTTGAGAGTTTTGACTGTAGCGAATCCAATTCATAACGCTACCAATTCACTTAATGATCCCCACATGAAATTATTAACCGATGTATGGTACACATTCATTGAGCCTAATACAGAGAGAAGTACTTGCCCCATTTGTTTGGATAATATTCGAACCAATTTCAGGCAAATGCAGGAGGTATTAATTGAACTAGAGGAAGATTACCAAAAACTTGAAATGCTGTGAACACAAAATCATTATTAGCCAAAGTCAATACTCTACTTGAAAAAGCTTTCAAAAATGAAATAAAGCAGCAAGGGCATTCTAATACTGGAGCTTTAGAAAATTCCATCAAAGGAGTAGTTCGGGAAACGGAATTGGAAGGAACTATATTCGATTACGGACAAATATTAAATGATGGTACTAATCCAAATCGGATTCCTTTTGCGAGTGGGAGCGGTGCAAAAAGCAGTAAATACATCGATGGATTAACTGCTTTTTTTATGTCGAAAGGATTAGGATTGAAAGAAGCTAAAAGTGCCGCATTCGCCACGGCAAAAGTTCAAAAAAAGGAAGGTATGAGTACTTCGGCTTCAAAAAGATTTTCCAAAAATGGCAAGCGCCAAAATTTCATTAATGATGTAATGGCAGAAAAGGACAGCCAAATCAATACAATGATGACACAGGGAATGGATACGATTTTTGATACTTATTACAACAAACAAAAAACAGAAGAAATATAATGCCAATAACCGCTATTACATACCAAAATGAAGCTGATTCACTAAATGCAGCATACCGACCAATTGTATTTCGGTGCAAAGCAAAAATTCCTGATGCCACTGTTGCAAATTATGCACCGCCTGTTGTATATGCCGATGTGTATATCAATGATGTGTACTATAAAACACTTTCAAAAACGGCTTTTGTTGCTAATGATGGAATTGCTCCGGAATACGAATTTGACGTTCAGGATGCAATTCAGGAGGTAATGAGCTATAATTTACCGCCATTGAACGGCTTTACTCTTTTAGAATTGACAAATTCTATCAAAAAAGTTTTTGTCAAATTCCGAAATACCTATTTAGATGCTAATGGGTTTATTGTTTCTGAGCTGATGTCACCAGTTCAAGGTACATCACTACAAGTTCCAGTTTCAGGACTAGGTACAAAATCAAACGAAATCTATTGCTATAATTCCACTATCCAGCACGAGGATAGTCAAGATTTTAAAACCTTTTTATCGGGATGGAAAACAGGAGCTTGGAATACAGATAGTTTTCCACTAACCAAAAGACCAAAAATAGTAAATCTATGCACAAATGACAGTTCCTACTTTCCAATTACTACTAGTTCAGAAGTGAAATGTTTCCAGATGAGCTATAGATTGAAAGGGCAATCGATTTGGAAAACAGCTGAATATTGTTACCCGACTAATTGCGTTGTATCGGAGTGGTCGGAGTGGTCGGCTTGTGTAAATGATAGTAAAACAAGAACAAGAACTATAATTACACCAGCAGCTTATGGAGGTACACAATGTCCTGTTTTATCCGAATCCCAATCATGTTCTATTCCTATTCCTATTTGCGAAGTATCTGTTTTGAATAGCATAATTTATATACCAGACCAGCACACAATTAATGGAACAATTACTTCAGAAGTTTGGTTGGAATATTCAACCAATTCAGGAACTACTTGGAATAGAGTAGTGACACCATTTCCAGCTGGCACTACAATAATTACAAGCCTACTACCTAAGAATGCGGACTTACAAATAAGACTTGTATCAGAGTGTAATGAATCATTGATTAGTAATGTAGTCGAGTATGATTATATAGCACCTCCCCCTACAGTTTATCAACATGAATTCGGTCAAGGTTACAGTGGTTCTGATATATGTCAGCGACCAAATACTGGAACTATTGGTTATTCATTAGATGCTGAACTTGTTATCGGTAGCAGAGTATATTATGATGTGAATTTAACTAATGAATTCTATGCAGGATGGATTGGATTTGGAAAAGTTGGTTATAAGTCAGGAAATAAAGTTTATGCTTTTAAATTAAATTATTGGGAAGCAGAAGGGGTCACAAGTATTAATACATGCCCTTAAAAAAATAACTGCTTGTGGTTAAGCAATTATAAATTAAAAAATGCAAAATGCAAAAAAGAACACTATACATACCCGAGGGCATTCCTAACATTCAAAATATGCTTCCTTCTGTTGATTTTAGTCAAGTGGAAGAATACTACATTACCGTTTATGATGCTATATCAGGAGCATTAAGCAGCGGTTTCAGTGACGGTTATGATATTGGCACTGATGGTGGCCCCATAGCTACAACCCGCATCAATAAACTAGATGCTTGCTGTTGCGAGGATAAAGTACGTATTCATTTTGTCAACTCCCTTGGAGAAATTGATGCTATTAATTTCAGCCGCCCTGAAGAAGTGACAGAAATCAAATCCGACACTTGGGAAAAAGCGTTGCAATTCCCTTTAGACAGAACCAAAGGAGGAACTACCCGCCATGGCATAAAGTCGAATGAAACGATAGAAGCAGAAACCAAATGTTACCCCGAATCAGACCAGTATTGGATTAAGGAATTGTTTGAAGCTCCAATGGCATGGATAGAGACTTACTTACCTAACGGATTTAATTCGCCTACGCAAAAAGAACTAATTCCTATCGAAATTTTGGACGCCAAATTCCCTGTTCGAAAAGTCGAAAAAAGGTATGAATACTTAGTTAAAATCAAATTCTCAATGGCTAATTCTAACATCAATTTACGATGAACAAATACGTAAAAATAAAATTAGACAATCAAGACTTAGACTTTGACGGCAAAGCAGGATTTCCTATTGTCATTGATTATCAATTGGAAGATACCCAAGACTTTCAAAAAAAAAAGTCATCGGAAATTATCGGTCTAAAGATACCAGCCACTCTCAACAATCAAAAGGTTTTAAACACATTTCACAATACTTCTGTAGAGGATAATACACCAAATCAAAGCTATAGAAATATTAAAAACATCGTGGCAGAAGCCAACGGTGCCGAAATATTTATAGGTAAAGCAATCCCAAAGAAAGCCACCAAAAGAGGAAAAATACCCATTTCGTATGAACTGAATTGTTTTGGTAATAATGGGGATTGGATTATCGATTTGAAAGACTTAACGCTTTTCGAGTTAATGAAACACATCAGTTTTACCTATGATAAAACCACTATAGAAAATTCATGGAACTTCGATGGAACTGACGAGAACTTACCGTATGTTTTTGCGCCGGTAAAATACGGGGATTGGTTAGATCCGGTTAATTCAAATAACAGAAACTATTCTATAGACAACATGAAGCCCAGTCTATCCGTTTATTGGTTGTTATACTGGGGATTCCAAACAGCGGGTTATAAAATTCAAAGCAATTTTTTCAATACAAATTACTTCAGGAGGTTAGTTACTCCTTGGACTTACGGTGCTTTTCTAAGTTCTGAAGGGACAAAGTATGAAATACATAAATTTCTAGCAAAAAGTTTAGATGAAAGAACTTTCACAAGTGATACTTGGTGTAATCTTTTAGTATATGACAATGTAGATAGTGGTTGTTTTGACAATAACAATACTGTAGCCAACGGTAACTACACTGGCAACAATGAACTTAATGGAGTAGGGCACGGAGGAGGAGACGAGATGCGTTGGACTTACAACACACCACATTTCGGATTAATTGAAGTCAACTTATTACTTACATTAGATTATAGTTATAGATTCGATGTTAATACTAATGGTGAGTTAGACGTGTATTGGTATAAGAAAGATGCGGTTTCTGGGGCAACAACTCAAATTCAATACACAAGAATATTTTATCATGGAGAAAATACAGAAGGACAGGATACAGTAGATGTTAGACTATCCCAGAATGTAAACAATGGAGATATGATAATCTGCCGAGTTTGGGCGGGTATAGATGGCGATTCAAGTGATATAGGTTATTTTGGTGACACCTACAGAATCACCCTTAAGGTAGCGGAATTTTCGTTAGAATATTTCAAAATACCACTTGGAGGAGAGATAAACTTTGATTCTTATTTGACGTTTCAAAAAAACAAATTTTTAGATTTATTTAAAGGTGTTTCCGATTCTTTCAATCTAGCAATTCAGACTGATCCCGTCAACAAAATAATTCTAATAGAGCCATCCCATGATTACTCGCTAACGAACAATCTAGCTATTAAGAACGAAGGTTATTTTACCAAAAACACACTAAAATTAACCGAGGATATATCCGAAGATTCAACAGTAGAACTGTATGACGATAATGCACGGGAATTTGTATTCAAATTCAAAGACGACACCAGTGATGGAGCTCTAAAAGTAGTCCAAGACCGTTATCAAATCACACTAGCATGCGCAAAATACTTGTTTTCGGAGCGGTTCAAAGCTGAAAAAAAGGAGTTCGAAAACCGTTACTTCTCCCCAGTTATGCACTATTTCGTTGATGACTTTGCCAAAGTAACTGGTATATCCCCTCAGATGATTTGTATTGTTCCAGAGAACATTTCGAACACATCCAGTTCAGAAGCGCAAAACACATTTTCCCCAAAATTAGCATTTTACAAAGGATTAGTTAGCGGTGTGGGCGGATGGAAATGGGAAGGAGTGAACAAAACAGCCTATCCCTATATGTTTGCCGTTAATTATAAACCCGGAGGAGATAATGATCCAATACTATCTTATTCCGACGAAAAGATAGGACAAGCTGGTAGTTATGTAGTTGGTAAAGGACTACTGAAAAGATTTTTTTGGCAACGATTGGCAATTATGAACAACGGACAATGGTTGAATACTCAGTTTATGCTCAATAACAAGGATGTGACCAATTGGTATCATAGAGAGCGAATAGACTTAGACGGAGAACTATGGGAATTGATTTCAATTAAAGGATATAACACTATGAGCAGCAAATCAACAAAATGTGTTTTAAGAAAGTGGGTGCCAATTTCCAAACGAGAACTAGATAATACTTTTCCAAGCGAAAAGAGTGTGTTGACTAGTGCTTTAGCTGTTGTAAATCCAGTAACTGGCAGTACTAGCAGTACTGAAATTGATAAAGTTTTCGACACGCAATACAATCGATTAATATGTTTGGCAACGGACATTCCTAAACCGCAATAAAAATGGCAGAAATTAAAAAATTATACAATATTAGCCTAATTGGCGAAAAAGAATTGGTCATTAAAATGGATGCGGTGAACCGCAGTTTTGATAACGCTAAAAAAAACTTTTTAGAGCTTAAAGCCACATTGGCCCAAGGTAACTTATCCACCGAGGAAATGAAAAACCTCAAGACAGCTATGGAATTAGCACGTTTGGAAACCATCAAGTTAAATCAGGAAAGAATCCGTTTAACCAATGACGGACGTGCGCTTTCTAATGCGCTTAAACAAGAACGAGCAGACCGTATAGCTAACAATCAATCATTATCACAAAGTACCAATGAATATAAAGAAGCGACGAAACAACTTAATATTCTAAGAAACGATGCAAAAGCTTTAGGAAAGGAATTAGGTATTGAATCTGAAGTATTCATTCAAGCAGCAAAAAAAGTTAATGTGCTCGATAAAGAAATCAAAGAGATAGATGCTGCACTAGGACAATTCCAAAGAAACGTAGGTAACTATCCAAAAGAAATCAATATTGGGAAAATATCAACTGGAGCAATTGACTCTCTAAGAAATGCAGGTTTAGGCGATTTACTAGGTAACCAACTGGACCAAACAAAAGGAAAAGTAATTCAGTTAAATACCGAATTTGCTGAAATGAAAGCAAGGCTAGACCGAGCACGCTTGGACGGTGTTCAAGATTTAAACGCATTGGAATCAGAAATCATTCAGAACCGAATTGAAACGGATAGGTTGAATAATGAAATACAATCATCACAGACACATCTCGCTGGAATGGGTAGTGTTGGAACTGGAGTGTTTAGTCGAATGGGTGGAGATATTAAAAGCATGATTCTAGGTTATGTAGGTTTGCAGGCCACTATGTCAACAGTATCTAGCACGGTCACACGGTCTATAGAATTCGATTCTGTAAATACAGCCATTGCATCCGTTTCAAAAGAAACAGGAGATTATGCTGTAAATCAGAAATTCCTAGAAGATACCACCGAAAGATTAGGATTGAAGTTACTAGACACTTCCAATTCCTTCAAACTGTTTTTTGCGGCTAGTACACAATCAGGGATTTCAGCAGAAAGCACACGGGAAATATTTGAATCGGCATCAGAAGCTGCTTCTACTATGAAGCTAAGTCAAGAAGCTACTAATGGAGTGATGTTAGCCTTTGGACAAATTGCGTCCAAAGGAAAAGTACAAGCAGAAGAATTGCGTGGGCAAATCGGGGAACGTATTCCAGGAGCATTTGGAATAGCAGCCAAAGCAATGGGAGTTACCACAGCGGAACTCGACAAGATGATGAAAGATGGTAAGCTAATGGCGAATGATTTTCTACCAAAGTTTGCAAAACAATTAAAAGAAACGTATGGAGCTGGTCAAGAACCAGTAAAAGGACTTCGTGCCGAACTGAATCGATTAGACAATTTTATATCCAAAGTAGCCAACAATAAGAGCTTCACTAATTTTATTTCGTTTTCAATCAGTTTACTTTTTGGATTTGTATCTGTTGTTACCAGTATTCCATTCGGTTGGTGGATTGGAATGATGGGTTTTCTAACTGTGGCTTATTGGTCAAATATTGTGGCAATAGCAGCCAGCACAGTAGCTACTATTGCCAAAATGGGAGCGCAAGTCAAACAAATAGCAATACAAGCCATATCCAATACGTTAATTTTAGCATCAACAATAATCAACTACGCTGCGGCTGTAGCTATTTATGCAGTAGCTTATTCGTATCAGTTTCTAAACATAGTTTTAAATGTTTTAACTACCATTTTTCCTGTTCTTAGAACGGCTATGTTAGCTTTAAACTCTACTATTCTAGCCACACCCATCGGTTGGTTAGTAGCTGGTATAATTGCAGTAACGGCAGTTTCAAAAGCCTTTGGAAACGAAGTGGATAATACATCCAAAAAAATACGAGCACAAGGCGAAGCACTAAAATTAACAGCTGCTCAAATGCGTGTGAATGCCGAAATCGAAAAGAAAGCAAATGAGGCTACATCAGAAAGAATTGCCAAAATACAAGTACTTACCCAAATTGCATCCGACTTGAATAATAGCGATGCTTCACGCAAACAAGCACTGGAAGAATTGATTGCTATTGACGGAAGATATAAAACTGCTCTGGATGGTAATATCATTAAGACAGGAAAACTAAATGAAATTACAAAAGAGTTAACTGCATCCATACTAGAACAAGCCAAAGCAGAAGCTGCTAGAGCAATGCTAGTAGACAAGCAAAAACAAATTTTAGACAATGATTTTAAAAGATCCGAAGCCAAAACCAAAATAGGCAAGGAAGGAACTTTTAAAGCAATTGGTAAAGATGCGTTAAACATTTTCGGAATTGGAGAAGGTTCTACCAGTACAGAAAGTAGAAATCTTTACGACAAAAACACAGAACTAAAAGAACAAGTCAATTACTTAGCCAGTTTAGTAGCTAAAGAAAAAACCAAACCAAAAGACAAAAATCCAGACGGTACTCCACCGATAAACCCTGAAGATCCAAAGAACCCCAAAGACCCTTCAAAATTATCAGGAGGGCAAAAAGATTATTTGCGTGATATTAATGCGCTTCGTGAGGCTAATTTGTCCGAACTGAAAAAACAACGTCTTGAGGGATTAATCACAGAGGAAGATTTTCTTAAAAAATCATTGGCGGTCAACATTAAGTACAATGATCAGATATTAGCACACTTCAAAGGAACTGATGCTGCAACTCGAAAACTTCGAGCAGATACTGCATCAGATACTATTGATAAACGAATTGAAACAAATACTAAACTCTTCAAAATTCAAGAGGACGAAATAAAACAAACGCTAGAAAATCAATCAAAATTATCGCAAGATAAATTGAATAATGTAAACAATGATCCGTATGCCTCAGACGTGGATAAAGCCGAAGCAGAAAAAGTGTATTGGGAGGAAATGGTAAAGAACCAAACGGATTTTAATGTTAAAATGGATTTGCTTGAAAAAAAATTACATATCGAATCCAAGAAAAATGCACAGGACAGAACAAATAGTTTGATTAAAGTTCAAACGGATTTAAACACCAAAATAGCACAACTTTCTAAAGTAAAATTCGATAGTTTGATAACTGGTGTATATGAATTAAAAACCTATCGAAAAAATAACGCTGAGATTGAAGCATCCAAACAGCGTATGCTTATTTTAAACGACAAAAGCCTATCTCAAAAAGAAAAAGAACGTGAAATTGATAAAATCAATACAGCTTTAGCACTCGCCAACGTCAATGCTGAATTAGGAGCAGTAAATGCGGTCATTAAATTTTATGAAGATAGAAAAGCAGTTCAAAAATTAACGAATGACGAACTTAAAAAATACAATGATTTACTCAAGCAAAAAAAGTTATTGGAAGAAGGCAAAGCTGTAGCCGAAAATGATGAAACGACAACAGGAGCAACTCAATTAGCCTTACCCACATCAGATGGATTGCAAAAGAAATTAACAGGTAGTTTATCTAAATCATTTGGTTTAAATGAAGGAGAAAGTGCCTTACTAGGCGAATCGATAGCGCAATCATTCGACCTGGCCAGTCAAGCAATGAGTTCTTATTTTGAGGGCGAAAAACAGGCTGTAGAACAATCTAAGCAATTAGCTTACCAACGTATTGATTTAGAGAAAAAACAGTTATTAGCAAAGGCACAAAGCCAAGCCGAACGAGAAAGTATCGAAAAGCAAGCGCAAATCAAAAAAAATAAAGCAGATAAAGAAGCGCACGAAAAATTGAAGAAAATTAAAAAGCAAGAGCTTACAATTGCCTTTGCAATGCAGTTAGCCAATATAGCCGTAGCTGCAGCTTCTAATCCTTTGAACGGGGTTACCTTCGGTGCAGCTGGGATAGCAATGTATGGTTTATTAGCGGCTATTGCTACAGCGGGTTATCTTATGAACATGGCTAACGTGAATAAACAACAATTTGCCCGTGGGGGTAGCTTACCTACTCGTGGTGGGGAATTCGTGGGTAATTCACACGACAATGGTGGAATTCCTGTCGGGATGAATGAATTCGAGGGAGATGAATTAGCCATAATCAATAAGAATTCCGCTCAATCGAATAAAGTATTTACCGTTACGGGTACACCCAAACAAATAGCATCAGGCATCAACGAAATTGGCGGAGGTGTATCGTTTGCTTCGGGTGCAATATTCAAGAAGTATGCAACGGGTGGTTATTTTGGCAGTTCAGTGCAACCTCCAGTATTCAGAAGTTATTACGAAAACAGGACTAGCCAAAGCAATAATTCTAATAATGGAAATTCAGAACGATTGGATAGAATTGAACAAATGCTAGAGCATACTAATACTACTTTAAGCCGTGAAGTCCACAGAAAAACTGTTGTATCCAGCAGGGATATGAGTGACTTTCAGAAAAACGACGACAAACAATCCCAAATAGGCACGCTATGAAATTAGACCAGAAATACAAAAACACAGCCCTCGAAATGGCAATCAATGACTTTGAAAAGTTCTGCAATTACGCTGGGGTAGATAGTAAGCAGTTGTCCGTGTGTATCGAGAGGGAACGTGGATTGACACTACAACAAATTGCATTAAAATTACAATTACCCAAAAGCACTGTCAAAGACGTTTGCGATCGATGTGTCGTAAAACCAAATAAATAAGAAGAAAAGGTAAAAATAAAACCAATAGCGGAAGTCTATACCTGTCTTTCAGGTAGTTCTCATAATAGTAATAGTCTCTACTCGGATAGTAGAGACTTTCTATTTGATAATAAAAATCTTCTTTAATTTTCACATCTCAAAACTACAAAAAAATAATATGTACGAACTACTCGTACGTAATAATAACTTATTTGCTTATTCGATAGCTATCATTCGCAACTTTGTTGTGTTATGAAAAACCACTTACAAATATTCAACTATTCCGTTCAAAACTCAAACGAGAATATCCTTGATGTTCACATCGACGGAACCATTGTAGATGCTGAAACGCAACAAATATACCAAGATTGGTGGGGCGATACTACATCTGTTTCTTTCAAATCCATTCGGGACCAGGTTATTCAATCGGGTAAAAAATCAATCAATTTTTGGGTTAATTCCTGTGGTGGACACATCGGTGATGCAATGGCAATTCATGACTGGATTGTTATGCTCGAAAACCAAGGATATTCCATTACTACCAACGGTATAGGAATGATATGTAGTGCTGCTACTTATATCCTTTCTGCTTCTAAAAACAGTACCATTTCTAAGAACTCATTCTACATGATTCACAACGTATCGGGTGGGGTTTATGGCGATGTAAATGTGATTGAAAACTACGCTAATACCATGCGCAAGTTCAACGATACTATTGTTGACTATTATGCTAATCTAACTGAACAAGACAATCAAACTATTATTGATTGGATGAATGCCGAAACTTGGTTTACAGGCACGGAAGCAGTAGAAAATGGTTTTGTGAAAAACCTAATCGAAAATCAAGATTTTACCAACTCAATTAGCCAAGATTCTTTCCCTTTCCAAAATGAATCGGCTTTGAAACTGTACAATTCATTTGTTAAAAAAGAGACTGAAAATAATTTTAACCCTGAAAATTTAGATATGAACAAATTTGTACAAGCGATTGTAGATGCTTTTAAAACACAAAATTTGGTAGTTACCGAAGATGGAAAAGCACCAGCGCAATTAACAGAAACAACTCTTACAAATGCTTTGACAGAAGCATTGAAAGATTTTAATGAACCTACAGAGGAACAATTGAGTACTTCTGTAAGTAACTTTTTTGCAGAAGGATTACCAGAAACCATCACGAATCAAATTGCAACTGCAATCACAGAGGCAACTAAAGACTTTGCAACCAATAAGAAAATTACAGAGTTGGAAACCGAAGTGGAAGAGCTTAAAAAAGATTTGGTTAACAACGCTGGCGGTGCAAAACCAAGAAACAATAACCCAGATAATGCTGGAAATTACGAACACGAAGGAATCTCTTGGGGTTCTGAAAAATAATCTTAAAAAATGACTGCAATAGACAATTCAGGTTTTTTAAATGTATGCCACAATTGTGGTGGAGCGGGATTTACACCCGGTATTAGTTACGCATTTGTGGCGGCAACTAAAAAATTAACGGTTACCAATACTTCAACTTTCCCAGCGGGAGATTCTTTGAATGTGGTGAATATTACTGTTACTGATCGTTTTGGAAACAGTAAAACGGCACAAATCACAACAGCTCCTGTAGTGGTTGATTTAGTTGTGCCTTTCGATGTAAGCTTAGGCTTCAATATTCAGGCTACTGTTGTAAGCAACAAGCGATTATTAGCTGATTTATCTGCTTATGATGTGGCTTCTACAATTGGAGCAGCTTCTGGAGTTCTTGGAAACGCAGATATCGAAACAGACGAGGCAGACGAGTAATTAATTTTAAAATTATACAAATGGAACCATTAATAGTAAATAGCCACGCATTGTATGAGTTGATTGTACATCCTCATTTCAATGATTTGATGGCTGGATTCACAGGATACTACAACGGAACTCTTCAAGAGTTTACAGTATTCAATAAAGTATCATTGGCAAAGGGCACCCCTATCATTGACATCTTTACAAAAACAAACATTTTGCAACGTAAAGACGCATCATGTAAAACCAATTGGAAGCAAATCGCCAAAGGCTCAACTCGTAAAGTTACGGTTGATGAACTCTATGGAGCTACCGAAGATTGTCAAGAGGAATTCTACGTAGGTTGTTTGAAAGATTTCCGAAATAAGAACCCAATGTTTAAAGACATTACTTTGACTTTCTTCAAGAAAATCATCGGAATGGACATTGCAACCAATTCTTATTTTGGAGATGTTACACGTCCTGAAAATGACGAATTCTCTATCAATAAATTTGACGGTATTTTCACAAAATACGCTGATTATATTGCAGGAGAAGAGCAATACAAACCTGTAGTTCTTGGAGCTATTCCTTCAACAGTTACACCTGCACAGGCTTACGCCATATTTGATGAAGCTTTCCAAAAAAGAACTCGTGTAATGCGTGCCCAATTGAAAACGGATTTAGGTTTCTATGTGGATGAAAATCTAGCGGAAGCTTTGCAAAAGTACTACGCATCTATCCAAGAAAAAAACGGAGAAATCGGGTATTACGTTGATGGTATTCCAACTCTGAAATTCAGAGGAGTTCCAATATATGTAGAACCTACATGGACGCCTGTTTTGGAAAGTTTGAATGATGGAAACGATGCACACGCATTGATTTTCACATTGAGAAACAACTTCATTTTCGGGACGAATGACGAATACGGTGGAGGTGCTAGCTTGAACCAAGGTTTACGTGTTTGGTGGTCCGAAGACGATGAGGTGTGGAGATACAAAATGCACTTATGTGCAGGTACTGAAATTGCCAGTCCACAAAACACTGTTTTTGCAATTACCAATATTGTCTAATCTTAAAATAAAAAAATTATGCTTTGCGTAACACTTAAATCATATACCAAGCCATGCGGTGGAGTAAGCGGGGGAGTTTCTAGAATATGGGTATTCGACCCATCAGACTTCAATTTCACTCAGGTCGCTGCAAAAGATCCTTATACAGTTCTAGCTCTTAGAGCTGGAGCAACAGCTTCGGGAGGTGCAAAATTATTCCCTATCAATTTCCAACGAAAAGAAGTGGAATTCAAATTCAAACACACCGTAACTGGTTGTTCGGTAAAATATGAATTTGATATCAGTGTGCAGCTTCCTGGTTTAACCAATGACTTGACATCTTATCTTATGAGTTTAGATACTGCTGGATGCTGTTGTGGTTTAGGCTTAATCATAGAACTTAATACTGGAGTAGTATTAGTTGTTGGTGAGCGCTATGTAAATGCTTCATTGATCCCTTATTTTGAGGTTAAAATGGACGGAACTGATGGAACTTCAGGAAAGAAATTTGAAGATTTTCAGGGTGCGAATGTGATGTTTAAAGGAGAGTACAATAGAGCGGCATTTGAATATACTGGTGGAATTGATTCTTTAATAGCGTTTCAATAAGCCATGAGAGTTAAGGATGAACACAAAGACAGAGTCATTGGTTTCAATGGCTCTGGTCTTCCTTTAGGTCAGAGAAATGACTTGGAGGTTTTAGCTGAAATTGCATTGAAAAGCAATGATAAGAGCTTACTTGACCTTTTTGAAAAGTTGCCCAATATTGCCGAAATTGAAAAATCAAAATCAAAAGACTTTTTAGAAAGAACAACAGAATATGAAAATACAACCAGCACAAAGCAGCCAAAAGGTAACGGTAAGTAACGTCCAGTTAGACGTTAAAAACCCAATACCATTTGAGCCAACTGGCAAGTCCTCGGCTTTTCTTTACGTACCTTCTAAAAATAAAAAATACGTTCCTTTTTTAGCCCCAGATGATAATTTTTTTCAATTATTATTTGAGGCTAAATTATTAAGTCCCACCAATAACTCGTGTGTCAATTCAAAAACGGATTACTGCTCAGGAGACTTGTATTTTACTGAAGGAAATGAAGATGTTGATTTTACCGATTGGTGTAAAAGGGTCAACAAAAAAGGACAAAGTTTGCATAAAGTTCTAAAGTCGATTTTCAATAACAAGTTTACCGTTGGTAACAATTTCGTGGAAATTATCCGAGTTAAAGCGGGTAGCAAAAAAGAAATTCGAGTGATAAACCGTCCTTTTCTAGATTGCAGATTATCTGAACCTAATGAAGATGACATTTGCGAAAGCGTTTTTATCTCCAAAAAATTCAACAAAAATACCGCTTGGTCATTGGTTGACGATGAAGCTGTAGAATTACCCATTTATTACGGAGATACCAAAATGAAATGGTATCAAAGCGACAAAGGAACGGAGCATTGTGTAATTCATATAAAAAATGAATTGCCCGGATATGAGTATTATGGTATGCCAAACAATGTGTCAAGTTTGCCACAACAAATTTTGGAATACAAAGCAGCACGCCACAATATTGATGATTTCGAAAACAACTTAGTGGTTGGAGGTGCAGTATTCTTAGAAGGTAATATCTCTCAGGACGAAGCCAACAAAATAGGTAAAGAGATAATCAAAACACATACTGGAGATGGCAAGCGTGGAAGATGGGCAGTTATTGCAGGACAAAAAGGAATTACAGGTTCAAAGCTAGAATCCTACGACACAAAAAAAGACGGTTCCTACATAGAATTGGATAAAATCATAGAAAGCAAAATCATCGATTCAAACAATTGGGATTCTACCCTGTATGGACAACATCAATCAGGAGGATTAGGCAGCAATGGTTTTGCTTATTTGAGTTCGATATTTGACACAAAGTACAAAACTGTCATCGAGCCAGCACAAAAAGAAATCATGAATGATTTTATAAAGCCACTTTTTGAAATATATGACAATTGGGTGGGGACAAAATGGAGTGATTTCCCTTTAGGATTCAAAAAAATATCTCCTGCATCCTTCGTTGGAGAAATTGACATCAACGGGATTTTAACTATAGATGAAGGTAGAAAATTGATAGGGGAGTTACCACTGGAAGATTCAACGAAAGGAAGTGAAATTATAGGAGCTAAAGCCAAAACAAATGTATCGAATCAACAGACTAAATAGAAATGTGCTTATAGTTCCAGATGAGGTATTATTCCATTCTGCAACAGACCATGTTATAGACGAACGACAAATTTTGCAAAACATAATAGTAGCAGAAGAGCGATTCATTGCTAATTGTATTGGAGACCTTTTTTATGAGGATTTCATAAGTCAAAAAAACAAAGTTGTTACCAATGAAAATCAACAGGAAATATTAGCTAAAATCAACGCTGTAGAAAACGGAACGAATAGTTACAATCTATACAACACAGACATTCCAGTAGGTACAATTATCAATGCGATTGAATTTGTAGATAATAAAGAATACGTGAAGTTATGGGATAGATTCCTTTGGAAATTGACTGCTGAATGTGTTGACATGATGACAATTGTGCCTAGCTGGTTACGTCATACATCGGCAGGACAACAGCTCAACAATCCTAAAGTAATCGGAGGAAACGAAGGAGGTGCAGCAAGTGGCGACATGAAGGATATTAAGTTCAAGATTGATATTGCTATTCAAGACAGAATCGACCCATTGATGGAACGAATGCGACTGTGGATTTGCCAAAACAAAGACAAATATCCATTGTACACCAAGGATTGTGGAGGGATAAACTGCACAGAAACTAATACTAATAGTACTCCAGATGGAATTGCTTTCGCTCGAAAAACTGATTTTGTATTTGGAATTTACGATTAAAAATAGAAACGATGACAGGAATAGCATTTGAAAAAATAAAAGATATATGTATCAACGTAGTTAAACTCATTCAGGCTTCGTTTTCTGATGGATTTAGCCGTGGATTTGAAATTTAAAACCCAAAATTTATGAAAACAGCTGAAATTATCGCTCTGATAGATACTGATTTAGGAGATAACACAACTAAGAAAATCACACCTGCTATATTGAGGAATGTGTTGAAAAAAGTAACGCATTCCATACGCTTCATCCCCCACGGAGAAATGCTCGTTTTCGAACAAGCAGGAAAAACAACACCTGGAACTTTAGCACCGGGCGATTATTGCATGCTTCGCATTGGCAATGAAATTATCAACGCCAACTATTTGGGGGGGGATATTGGCAACCCTTCCTCCTATGACATTTAACCAATTATTAATTAAATATTTTTTACACATGAAAAAACTGATTTTTATTTTATTTGCCTTTTTGGCAATTTCGACAAATGCACAAACAATTCCTGTGCACCCAACAATTAAATTAACTAAGCTTACTGCTGGCGGAAGTAATGACGACATCCTAACCATCGGTACTGATAAAGTGGTTAAAAAAGTGGCTAAGTCTAGCTTAGTTCCTGACATTTCGGGGAAAGAAAATACTATTGCTCCTGGGACCTCTTCTCAGTATTTTAGAGGAGACAAAACTTGGGTAGAATTTCCAAGTGTAAGTGTTGAACCGCTAGAGTTTGATAGTTATAAAAGAACTGTTTGGAATACTGGCAAAGGCTCTATTTATCTGAATACATCATTCGGAAGAGATGCATTTAGGAGTAATTCTACTGGACAATATGATACTGCTTATGGATACTTTGCTCTAGGTTTAAATAGTCAAGGAAATCAGAACACTGGCATTGGAAGTTATGCCTTATCTAACAATCTTACAGGGTCGGATAATACTGCAGTAGGTATCGAAGCTGGAGCTTTGGTTAACATTGTTAGTGCTAACGGATCGCCAAGTAAAGGGGTATATATAGGGAAAAGAGCTAGTGCTGGTAACTGGTCTGAAAATAACACAAATGAAATTGTTATAGGGTGTGAAGCTATAGGCGCAGGCTCTAACACCGCTACACTTGGAAATACTGACATTGTCAAAACGGTATTAAGAGGTAAAATCAATACTGCTAGTATGCCTGTATATGCTGATAATGCAGCAGCTACAACTGGAGGTTTAGCCGTGGGAGACCAGTATCGCACCAGTACAGGTGTTTTAATGGTTAGATATTGACATTTCAAAAAGAGCAAAGAGTATCAACTCTTTGCTCTTCAAATAAAAAATAAAACCCAAAATGAGAAAGCAATCAAAAAAATACAGCTTGAATTGGCGAGACATTGCCAAAGGGGCTATTTCTGCAATTGCAGTGCCTGCTTTTGTAGTCATCCAACAATCTATAGATTCTGGGCACATGGAAATCAATTGGAAACTGGTAGCTATGCAAGCTATCGGTGGATTACTAGCTTACATTAAAATTTCCTTTTTCTCGGGAGACAAAAATAAATAAAATGAGCCACCAACACATCCATAAACAAATCACTATTGATCCGTCTATTGCGGTAGATATCGACATTGACCGTGTGGCTCACAGTGAGCGTGTAGCCGTGCGGTTTACTGCCGATGCCGACTGGACAGGTACGTTTGAGTTGGTAGTTTATAATTCAGCTGCCAAAAACTCGTTTGTGAAACCAGCGGGTGCGCTTACTGTTGTGGGCAAAGTGATGACGTGGGTAATTGAACCCTTGGCGCAAAGCCTTAGCGATAGAACGCATTTCTATGAGATTGTAGAAACGCAATCCAAACGAATTATTTTCAGGGGAAATCTTAAAATCACGAAATAATGATAGTTACCATTGAATGTGATAGTCCGCAGGTAGTTTTTTGCAATTCGCCAATTCCAATAAAGGTAATTGTGGATTTGTATAAACACGGCATTGACGGCAAAAGTGCCTACCAAATTGCTGTAGAAAAAGGATATACGGGTACAGAGGAAGAATTTGCACAAATGCTTATTTCAATTGATAAAAAAGAGGACAAACTCAACTTCTGGACATTAATTCATGGAGCTACTGCACGTGAGCTTTTGGTAAAAGATGCAGCAGGCAAAAAATACAAATACAGTTATGGAACGGTAGTTTTGTATCGCTTTATAAAAGCCGATAAAACCGACGATAGTTTCTATACAGAAATTGAATTGACTAACAAAATTGCCACAAAAAAAGTGGTTGTAAATTTATAGATATGGCATTTGCTTTTTCAGTAGCACCAACTGCAGGAGTTGGAACAATCAGCATAGCTCGTAATGGCATGACCGTTACGGGTATCGGCACGAACTTTCAAAGTCCATCACTTTTAGGTCAAATCATTTTGGTAAATGGTTTTAATTCACGAGTTACAGCCGTAGCAAGTGGTAATTCTATGACGATAAACAGAGTACCAAGTTGTGAAATCACAGGCGAAGCGTTTTCGTTTTGCGCTAGTGGCACTAACATTAACCAATCAGGTGTTGACACAGACCCATCGGGTTTATCCGCTTTACTTGGTGTAAATACTTATCGTGTAGGTATACAAGCCGTTTATGATTTAGGCGTGTTAAGA